CCCGCCTGCGCACTGCGGTTCGTAGCTTGACATATCATGGAGACAAACGTTATAATCTGTTTGCAAACATATCAGTCCGTCCCCATGACGGCTGGTGAACCGGGAGCTGGTCACTCCCGGTTTTTATTTGCCCATCCTCTGAATCATGGGCATGACCCTTTGCAGAATGGGGTTCGGTATCTGACCTGTCATAATCAGATGCTGAACCATAGCCTTTGGGTCGTTATAGAGGTTCTCTGGCAACTGATACCCGGACTTTTTAGCAAACGTTCCGGGGTCATTCTGCAACTGCCGAATCATTTCGTTGAAATCCATCTGCATCACCTCGATATAAGGGTAGCAGAATGGAGGGCCATCTACGAGACCGTAAATGGCCCTATTTTAGCTCTTATCTGGTTCAGAGGGTAAATACCTATACACGAACGAGCAACGGTTAATAGCCCTCTTTACGGTCGAAACAGACACATCGCATTCTTCGGCCAGCCGTTCCTTTGACCCGGGGTAGTCAGTGAGGTAGGCATCCATAATCCTAATGATTGTCAGGATGAAAGTAGCGCACACAGTTACGAGTGCAATCAGCATTCTTCTGTTAGAGAAGTTCATATGGAGAATTGCCTTGTCGATATACTCGCAATTCTTATCGTTCATTATTCTTCCTCCAATTCGGGAGCCTTGACTTCAGGAAGTCCTGCAAGTGCCAGAAGAATCGCCATCACGAATCCCATGGCACCGGCGCTCAGAGCAGCCAGCCAATTTACATCGCCAATCAGGAGTTTACCTGTGCCGATGTAAGCCAGAGCAGCTTCTGCAAAAGTGCGAACGCCACGGATAACCGCAGCGATTGCCCACTTCTTCCAATCGTACTTCATACTCATTCCTCCTTTACCATACTCGAACCTGAATACTGCTGCACAAGAGCTTCCGCCTTGTAATACGTCAAGTGCGGAATCGTCACTGTGTACAGGCTTCCATCAGGTTTTGTCGCCAGAAGAGCGTCCCACGTAAGAGGGCCAACCACCCCGTCCTGACCGAGTCCGTGGTCACGCTGGAAAGCAATAACAGCTTCTTTCGTTTTGGTACCGAACTTGCCGTCTGCACCAGACGAGCCGATATCATATCCGAGTGATTCAAGAATCTCTTGGCAGTATTTGACCTCTTCGCCCTTCGACCCTTTACGAATTGTAGGCATCCACACGGGTACTCCACCTTCCATTCCTTTGGGAACCGCATAATGAGTCCAACTGTTTCTATTTAGTTTTTCTTTTTTGACCTCCCCGGAGCAATGAATGACCCATCCGTTACCAACATAGATTCCGGTATGGTTCATCTTCGTGCCTACCTTTTTGAACAGGCAGCACACTTGTTCAGGTAGGTTTTTGATTTCACCCTTGGAAGACCAATTCTTGTCCTCGTTATATTGGCTTGTCGCTCCTGCCCCTTGGATACTTACGCCGACCCTTCCAAATATCCACCTTACGAACCCACGACAATCAAAAGCAAGGACAGTTCCACCCGGGTACCATTCGCATCCTGCGCATCCACTCTTTGAACCGTTGCAGACCTGACAGCGTTTGATAATCACTGCTGATTCTGCTTCAGGACAAGTGCTCCTGTTGGCATACGACCTCCGTGTGGAAGGCGTACACTGCTGTCCGTAAGCGCCCCAGATATAGGGCCAGCCAAGACAGGCTTCTGCCGCCTTTACGACAATTTCCTCCTTGGAAAGGCCCATCTCTTTCCAATTGTTAATGGCTTTGACGACTTCAGAATACTTATTCATTTCTATGCTCCTGCCCATAGGCAAGTCCAACGAGAAAACCGACAAATGCTGAGAGAATCATTACAGCAGTAACAACCATCCACATCATTTGTTTCCCCCTATCATACCCATCTTGGTTTCGAGTGCTATCAAACGACGGTCGAAGTTATTGTGCTTTTCTACCTTGTCGCCTAAACCTTTAATGCTCGTCTCTACCTGACCCATTCGATAATCAATCAGGCGATTCTGTTGCTTAATGGTCAGGACAGTGCCGAGCAGCGGCCCAAGCGCTGCGATAAGCGCCACGATGATTGTTGCCCAATCCATGCTCAATCACTCTCCTTAGGTTGATGCGGCAGGCGGTGTATACTCTGTCGCAGATAATTCGCCGGAGTCGTTTACAGTGATGTCGAAAATCTTCTGGGAGGAGGCTGTACTCGAATGAATGCGCAGTGTCTTTGCGTCAGGATAAACAAGATCAAGTTCACCACCAACCCCTTCGATAAGGTCTTTCAGTGCCTTGCCCTGCCGTGCGTCGAGCACCTTGCCGCTGGCTGTCGTGGTCAGGTTGTTTGCGACCTTACCTGTCAGAGCACCGGATTGCGCAACAAGGATTGCGTCGAAGATAAGGTTTGCTGCGTCAGCAAGGGATTGTGGAAGCCTGTCCCAATACAGGGAGTCCGTTGGGTTCGTCCCTGCCGAAGCTGGCTTCATCAGGACATAAACAACGCCGGAACTTCGCACAACATCGCCGACAGAGTATGATGTCAGACCGGAGTATTCGCCTACAAGTTTCATAAAAACCACCTCTTTCTAAATATGCAAAAAGCCGCCGAAGCGGCTTAATGCTAATTCCCCATTTCTCAATATGTGAAATCGAAATCGTCAAGGTCATACTTTCTGATATTCACAACAGGTTGTGTCCAAATCTTATACCCTGAACTCAATGTGACCACTGCTCGTACATACTTTTCACTTCCTGTGATATTGTATGTGGCATTTGTTCCCGTAACTGTCTTCACTACTGTTCCTCCTTCTTTCATGAAGACAGTTACTGCGCTTGAGTCATTTGTGCTGACTCTGTATGTGTTCCCATTGAGTTCTATTGCTGAAAGTGTCGCACTGATATGAGAACACGAGTAGAAACACCCTGTACAAAGGGCTTTCCAGATAGATTCCGGAGTCTGTTCGTGTGCGAACACCTTTACGCAACCCTTTGAGAAGTATCCGACATCCCCATCGTCTCTTGCGTGTTCGTCATTTACAGCAGTTCCCCACACAACGCAATCATTGTCCAGCATTATTTCCCAAGCATAGTCTGTGCTTTTGCCGGTAGGGTACTGTTCCTGACCCAATATATCGTTAAGGCCGTCATACACTTCGCAGAATCGGATTTTATCTTTTATCAATTCTACTTTTTCCGGCTCTTGATATAGGTTCGTCCATGCAGGATGCGCAAGGTCGCAAGCGCAGTTGTCAGCCTTAATGATATTAGCAACATCCTGCGGATGTGTTCCTTTGGGGATAACTGAAGAAGTATACAACCTCGTGCTATTGTATATACACATATGCTCGCCTGATTGACCATTGGCCGGATTGATGGCGGCTTCCTGGCTGTCGCAAAGCCATATAAGTCCATGAGTATTGCTTGGCTTTGTCGTAATCTCGCCGTTGAACATATAGTCTGTTATTGTGATGAAATGATATCCGAGAGAAGCATGAACCCTACAGGTTTCTTCTACAGACCCTGCATAATACATCATCTCGCCATTAAGAAGCTCTTTTGCATGGCAATGGAGCTGGCCAACAAGAAGGTGCTGGCCTTTATTCTCATACGGATTGTAGCATCTATTGAGACGGCTTCCTGTGTGCATTGTGTGGTTCGGTTTTAATGTTTCTCCAGACTTTTCGTTGGTTTTTACATTAAGAAACTTGTCGTTTATATGAAGACCTTCGCCACGTGTTGCAAGAACATTGTGAATTGTGCCCGTAACCCATGTTCCGGTCGGAAGGTTTTGATATGTCACCTCTTGAACTAAATGAACTGTAGCAACATTCTCGCCAACAGTATATCTGTTTCTCGTATTAAGGTCTGCGTAACCAATAGTAGTTCCTGAACTGTTTTTCAGTGCAAGATAAGTATTGGTTCCTGTTGTATATTCTGACAGAGGATTTGTAATGCTGTCGTATGTTATCTCAATCTCATCGCCTTGGGAAAGTCCGGTAAGAATAATATATACAAATCCGACAGAATGGTCGCCTGCCGTTGCGTATGTACGAACGTCGTTATCGCCGATAAAAAGTATTTCGCCTGTAAGAAGATTCGTATTATTGAATCCTGTAGAACCAACAATAATACTGTCGTTTGAAGGCTGCACATTTGACACCTGTTCGGCAAGGCTTCCACTCCTTGTGAAATAAATGTATGTAGACGCATTCTCAACGTCCTCGTCTGTACATACTGCTTGACCTATTTTGTCAAACCAGAAGAAATAAATACCATCAGCAGGTGCTGTATATGGGTCTGTTCGTGACAAGATGCTCGTAAAAGTGCTTCCGCCATCAGTAGAGTATCCTCCGGCAAACTCATTAACAACTGTTCTGTTTTTTGAAACAACGTCTCCTTCTTTCAGCGTAATGTATGAGCCACGCTTAAAAGTAAGTCTCTTGTTATTGGTTGACCACACTTCTGTATTGTTGCTTACATATCGACATCCGATTTCAAAAAGAGGTGGAAGAAGATATCCGGTTATTGCAGGAAATTGTTCTTTGACATTAACGAGTTCTTCTTCTATGTCTGGAATTTGGCTGACAACCTCTGCCATGTTTCCGCTTCTCGTGAAGCGCATATACTGCCATGCATTACTAACATCATCTGCTGTTACAGTGGCGCTGTTTTGTTTATCTGCCCAGAAAACATAAAGGCCATCAACAGGTGCTGTATAGGGAGTTGTTCGTGAGGAAATGCTCGTAAAAGTGCTTCCGCCATCAGTAGAGTATCCTCCGGCAAACTCATTCAGAACAGTTCTGTCTATAGAGACAACGTCCCCTTGTTTCAAGGAGATGTATTTCCATCTCTGGAAAGTTAATCTCTTATTATTCGTTGACCAAGTATCAACGCCGCCAGCAATATATCTGCATCCGATTTCAAAAGGCGGAGGTACAACAGAACCGTTTATACTTAAAAACTGACCTTTTACAGTGTCGCTATCCTGTTGCAAGTCTCGTACATCTGTAATAATGTCACCGGCCCTTTTTATTGTTACATACTTCCAAGCATTTTCAACGTCTGCGTCAGAGCAAACGGTTTGTCCAAGCTTGTCGAACCAAAAGAAGTAAAGACCATCAGCAGGCGCTGTTAGCGGAGATTGGCGTGTTTCAATGCTTGTAAATGATTGCCCACCGTTAGTAGTGTATCCTCCGGCGAACTCATTAACAACTGTGCTGTCTCTTGATATGACGTCCCCCTGTTTTAACGCAAGATATAGGCCACGTTTGAAAGTTAATCTCTTATTATTCGTTGACCAAACTTCAGCGCCGCTATTGTTTACATAGCGGCAACCAATTTCATATTCAGGAGGAAGAACAACTCCGTTTAGTTCCGGAAACTGTTCAAAAACCATACGCTTCTGGTGCTGCAAATCGGCAATGGAATAATCCATGCTCCCGTCTCTGCTGAAGTGGAGATATGTCCATCCATTCGCAACCTCGTCGGCAGTAAAGTCTGTATTATCGCTTTTTGTCATCCAGAAGAAGTAAATACCATCTGCTGGAGCCGTATACCTTCCTGTAAGAGATGAAATGGACACAAAAGTAGCGCCATTATCGACAGAGTATCCGCCGCCATACTCGAGGATTGATATGTCCTTTGTAACATAGTCGCCTTGTTTGAGGTTGAGGTATGTGCCACGCTTGAATGTAAGTCTCTTTGTGTTACGATACCACGCTTCAGCACTATTGCTTACATATCTCAAGCCAATCTCGAATGCCGGTGGGAGAATTACGCCATGGATGTCAACTATCTGGATGTTCAAATGGTCAACTGCTTCGGCAAGGTCTGGAACAATGTCTGTCTTTCCCTGTAGGTCGTTGTCGAGTTTTGCGCGAGTAATAGCTCCATCTTGAACAGTAGTCGTTGCGTTAGGATGGGCGTCAAGCCACGCCTGAACAGCGGCGTCGATTTGAGCAGTTGAAGGTGTTCCGGGAGCTACCCACTGTGACGTGCCGTCACCATTGGACATCATATACTGACCTTGCGTTCCATTCCCAGAAGGAAGGATACCGGAACGGTCATGAAGCCTGTTAATCGCATCAGCTTCTCTGTTCACGTCTTCTACAACAATCGATATGTCTGCCTGTTCTGGCATAGTTGGCAAAGTTACAACCTTTTGTGTAGGTTTAAGCGTCTTAGTGGAGCTCATACTCGCTCACCTCACTCGAAAATTACAAACCCGTCCAAAGCTTCAATCTCATCAAGAGTGATGTTTGGCAGTAAAGAAATAGGAATTTTAACCGGTTCGATTTCGCAATCGACATCTCCGATGGTTTCCCATTCCTCGAAGAACTTCTTCTTTGTCTCTTCGTCGTCTATTTTTACAAGGCCGTTTTCGCTGATGTCGCAATTGTATTTTTCGACGAGCTTCAACTGTTCTTCACCTTGGAAATCGAAGATGTCTTTTAGCTTCTTTTTTAGTTTGAAGAGCTGGAATGCAGGCTGACCTGTAGCTCCTTTCATCCTCGATAACGCTTTGTATGCTTTTACCGCATCCTTCTGTTTCATTGTGACCCTCCTTATTGTTTGTAATACACAGTACAGGCAGAAAATGAAGATGTGCCTGTATTTTGCACCTTAACAACCATGTCCTCGTTAAGGAACATGGCTTCTGCCGAGCTTGCGTTTGACTCGAACTTAATCCATATCGAACCGCCTGTAGATGATAGTCCGGAAGACGATATTGCAGACGAAATCATGGTGTCCAGCACAAGCGTGTTCCACATGCCGACTGTCGCAGTAACACTACCGATTTCGTGATAGGAATTGTTCGCCCAAACATAAGCTTTCAGTGTGCGGCTTGCATAGCCGGACATATTGTAGAATTGATATCTGGCCTTTATACCGTAGAACAAATCTGTTCCGCTAACATAATCATTTGCCGTATATGGAATTTGATACTCTATGTAATAACCAAGACTTCCACCTGAGCTCATAACCAATGTGCTTGGCCTGTAGTTTATGTTATGCACACCAGAATTTCCCGGTTTTACCCACAGAACATTGCTCCCAGAAGGCTCATCCTGCGAAATGATAATATTGGGAGTGGAAGAACCGCCTGTCACAAGCGTTCCGTCAACGGTCAAGCTCTTACAGTGAACATCGCCACTCATGCCAACACTGAAGTTCGCATTTGAAGCGCTTGAGCCAAAGATAATAGAAGAATTTGAAGAGTCCTGCGCATGAAGTCTGAATTTACCTGCTGTCTGCATATCAATTCCGTTTCCGTCAAGAAGAATCTTTACATCATTGCCGGATTTAATCTTCACATATTTGCCACCGGTAATATCAATACCATTAGAATTGATATCAATTCCACTTTTAATAAGATAAGCATTACTGTCTGTATACGATTTTGCACCTAAGTATATATCATCAGCAGTTTGATAAACATTTGTTACGCTAATCTTTCCGCCTTCAGCAGTAGTTGCTCTTGTAACTTCAGCGGCAATAGCTTCAGCAGTGACAGAAAGTGACGATTGCAAAGATTCGATATCGCTTTCGTTAACACTTACCCTGCTTGCTACAAGCGTGATTTCTTCTTCCGTCTGAATAAGTTGTGTCTGAAGTGCTATATCGACAAAGGCGTCATATATTTCTTTGAAAGCTTCTCCATCCCATACGTATAAAGTAGGAACACCCGTTAGGTCGTGCCACGAAGATACGCTATCAAGAACGTCCTGCCAACTGTCGAATCCGTCCTCGACATCCTGCCAGCTCGATGTGTCAGTAGTCTTTATCCAGATATCTCCTACCTGTAATCCGGTATGAGAAGGTTCATTTTCCTGTATATATACGGAGTTCTGTCTTGAAACTGTTGATACAAGGCCGTTGATTGTTTGTGTAATCGTTGAAGAATTGTTCCAATTCCCAATCGTGCTCTGGATGTATGTGTTTGACGAAATGTCAGTAACCATCAGCTTGTCGATAAATGCCTGACGTGCCCACAGCTCGTCAACATCAATACGCTTTGCGTAAATAGTATCGATAATCGCATCAATCGCATAGAAATTCGTGCACGAAATAGCGGAATATGTACCAACATCCTGAACAATCGTTTTTCCGCCGCTTGTGTGGCCTGCCGCAATCTCCGAAGCGGATGGAGTACCAACACGTGTCGGAACAAGCGTAGGTACTCCGTTGGCATCCCAAGAAACATCGATGTGATAATAATACCCGTCACTCGCTCCAATAACGAGGTCGCCAATTGTTGCTTCTATCAACTGACCATATGTTACAGCCAAACGATTGATATACAGCTTATTTGCCGTTCCTTCCTGCATAACAGCAGAACTGAAAATTGCCTTGTTTGCGTTAATGTCCATAATATGGGCATAGTTGATATTGGCATTTTCAATCTGCGCATTCACAATAGAAGCAATATTAAGTTTTGCGTTGATTGCGCTGATATCGTTAGCGTCAATCTTGTCTGCTGTTACAGCTCCTGATGCAAGCTTTTCAGTAGTAACGGCAAACGAATACAATTTTTCTGTAGTGACAGCTCCTGTATCAATCTTTGCAGTTGTAACAGCACCGGTGTCAAGCTTTGCAGTTGTAACAGCCCCGGCGTAAAGCTTTGCAGTTGTAACAGCTCCTGTATCGATTTTATCTGCTGTAACAGCTCCCGTATCTATCTTTATTGCCGTTACAGCGCCTGTATCAAGCTTCGCAGTTGTAATCGACCCTGAACCTATTCTCTCAGCACTCAGTGTACCACTCGTGATACAAGCAGCACTTAGAGTCCCGGCAAATGTTCCCGTAGCGGCGAGAAGCTCACCAGAGAATTGTCCGCCGCCCTTAAACGTCGCATTGCCGGAAGAGTCAATGGCAAAGTTTCCGCCATGCACAGTAAACGTACCACCGGACAGGATATTGATATCTCCGCCTGATGCTATGTCAAGAGAACATCCGGACTCTATCTTTACATACTTGCTTCCGGCAATATCAATACCACTCGAGTTAATGGTAATGCCGGAAACCTTGTTGTACTTGTCAGCAACTGCAAGCTCAATTTGGCCTGCACGAAGTTGAAGCGCTGAGATATCACCCTCTGCGTCTCCGACTCTTACGGTCAATCCGCTTACAGAAACGCCAAGGTCAGTTATATTGCCCTCTGCGTCTCCGACTCTTACAGCCAATCCGCTGACACTTACACCAAGTTCTGTAATATCGCCCTCGGCATTCCCGACTCTAACTGCAAGTCCTCCGACGCTTACACCGAGTTCTGTAATATCGCCCTCTGCGTTTCCGACCCGAAGCGCAAGGCCGTCAACATCAAGGTCGAGTTCCGCTATATTGCCTTCATCGTCTTCGATGCGTTTCTGGAATGTCTTGCTCAAGTCCTGCAACCGGAGCCGACCAAATCTGCGGTAGATATCGTCCAGCACTTCTTCGAGCTGCACAACAAAAGCCTTCTCCTGCTTGTCCCATTTCGTTGGCACACGCAACGGCTGGTGCTGCTGGATTGTGGAATACCTATCTTCCATCTAACCACCTCAATCCGGGTCGGTCTCCGTTACAATCTGAATACCACCGATAAGCCGCCACGGGTAATTTGCCGTCGCCGCTGTCTCGATAATCAGCCTGAATCTCCTGCCGACACCGCCGATATGGATTCTCTTTGTCTTAAAGCTCTTCCCGGCACTTACATCGGACGATGTAAGAGGATTCACTGTATAGCTCTTACTCTTGCTCTTCTTCTCCGTCTGGATAGTGAACTTGATAGTAACAGCCGTACTCTTGACTTCAGGGGTGAAGTAGATGTCGAATCCGCCCTTCTGAATGCTCTCACGACCGAGAAGCATCCATGGGGATACCCACTTCGTAGCAGCGGCAGGTACAGCGCCGTTTTCCCATGAGTCGTATTTAATTTTCATAACCTTCCCGGGGATAGTAGCGCTTGTCGCATAAAGCTCATCCTCCGTAACGAGGAAGCTTTCGATGTTCACGCAATCGTAATAGAGGATTGTGCCGTCCTGTGTGTTGAGCACGAGCAGTGCGTTATTGTATGTGCTTGTTCCTGTAGGAAAGGCAATATAGTACCTCTGCTTGAACATGGCAGCGCACATCTGGTCAAGGGCGTTCTTGTTAATCGTCCTCCAAACGTCTTCTATGGCTTCCCTCTGAAGTGGGGTGACCGAGAGTCCATCGTAGGAGGAGATACCGTCTTTTTCGACCATCAGGATGCGTTCTACGTCCACTGCGATGGTGTTCACATACGGAGCACCGCCGCCATACTGCTCCTTGAAGGTGTATTCCCCGGGGTCTGTGCCAAGGATACGCCAGACTCTGTGCTTCTTGAAGGCTATCAACTGCTGGCCGAACTGCCGAAGGCCCGTGAATGAGTCGCCGTCCCAAGAGGGCTGCTGGATACTTCCTCCGCCGTCCTCTGGTTCTTCGTTCGTCCCGGCAATCGTCCAATCCTCCGGGTCATATGGTCTGGAATACACGAGCATATCCGGGTCGTCCGTCATGGCTCCGCCCCAAATCCTCTCTGCGTATCTCTCGATGACTCCGAACTTCATAACGGGAGAACCAACGCTGGCTTTCGGCTCAATCTTCGTTACGGAAAAGTTGTCGCCACGAACCATAACCATACCGTCCACAGCGTTTGACAGGATAAGGACATCCACCGGGGATGAGGAACCCTGAGGGTTGATTTCGTATGCGACCCAGCTCCACACGTTCGAGGTGTATGCCGTTACACCCGTAGGAAAGGCAAGCTGTGTCCATGCGTTCATGGCGGAGGTCAGGTAGTATAGTTTCCCATCTGTTGCTGCGAACAGAACCTCTTTATTTTCAACGCCCGAATACCATCTGCGGTATAAGTGGGCGAGTGTCTCTATCTTCGAGTTTTGAAACCCTGCCGACAGGAGTTCAGGAGCCGCCATGGGCTGAAGAACTCCTGCCGGGGTTTCGAGGTTCGATTCTTCAACGGCGTACCGAACGTCGCCGTCCATACCCGGGCCGTACTGATTCAAACCAGCGAAAGAAGGAATAAATACGTCCGCATCGTAAGCATGAAGAGAGTAGTACGCCATGAGTCATCACCTCGGTATGTTAAAGAACGTCTTATACTGTTTGGGATTCCCGTTTTCATCAAGACCGGCAAGGCCGCCATCGTCGCTGATAATGGAAAGTAGTCTATCGAAGCTCTCACGGTACGCATACCCACGCTGTTGTTTTTGTGGATTCCCGTTCCTATAAATCAACCACGTTGCCCAATCTGCGATATATCTGTGCGTCCATTCAGGAAGGTTCGGAACGTCCGTATCTGCCGAGAGAGGAGGGTAGTCCGACCCGGATGACTTCGTATGAACCTTGGCCCACACCTTTACGACCCGGTCATATCCTTCGTTGATATAGTCAACTATATGTGGAGTGTAATCACCGATATCATCCGCATCGTTGTTCGTCTGGAACATGATGTGTGTTTTCATAGCGCCAAGAGTCATGGGTAATCACCTCATCAGATAGATTTTCCGTATCTTTCCTTCAGGACGCAGAACACGGGAACAGGAACTTCAACGTGCTCTCCCCTGTGGATTTTCCAATGTTCTTCCTTTTCCTCATTTGCAATGGTGACGTGTTCGTATTGGTCTACTTTTAGACCGTTAGAGCCGGAGTCCTCGAGTGCAGGAAGGAACACATCAACCATGGGGCCTTTGTATCCGGATTCCTTTTTAGGAGTGATGGTAGTGAGTTCGTCATCAATGATAGTAATTTCATCTTCTTCGACGGCGATTTTTTCTTTGGTAGCCATAAAGAATCCCCTTTCAATTAAGTGCCGCTGTTATCAACAAGCTCGGCAAGAGAGATGTTGATGTCCTTCAGAAGCTGAAGAACAATCTGTTTCCATGCACCTTCTCCATAGGCTGCAATGGTATTATTCAGGTTCGTTTCCACGGTTTCTTCCCGTGTCGGTGTTGGGTCAGACATAAAATCTCCTCCTTCCTAAAATATAAGGGGCCACTCCCGTAAGAGTGGCCCCGGAAAGATTAGGCCGTGCAGCCGTGCTCAAGCCGGACGATGAAGTCGTCCTGAATGATGGCAGCGCAGAAGAAGGGAACTTTCCAGCCGATGGTACCCCTCTGGTTCAGGGGGTCGTCAGTACCGGAAGCACCCAACTCCTTGACGATAATCTGGATGTTCGGCTTGCCCTTGCCACCCAGCTTCACGCAGCCGAAGGCGTGCTGACCGTAGATAAGGGTCGCATGGACTTCGACGGAGTTGCCGCCGCCGGAGGGCAGGATGCCGACATCCTTGGCGTATGTCCAGTTGTTGGTCACGGTCGTGCCGGGAGTCCAGCGGAATTTCACATACGCATAGGAAGAATCCCACGTGACCTTCTCGATGCACATCAGCGTCTTGGTGTCCCGGGTCGTGGAAGTGGTGTATGCAACATAGACCATCTTGCCAGCCAGCTCACGGGCGATGTTGGACGTCATGCTGTCGCAGGAGACAGTCAGGACACGGTTGGTCGCATCGTAGCAGGGAGAAACGTTGGGAGCCAACAGCTTGTCGGTAGTGCCGAACAGGTAATCCTCATCCGTAAAGGTCTTGCCGTTGTCAACGGAGTAGAACTTCACGTTGTAGATGGTTCCAAGCTCGTACTTGGACTCACGTTCCTTGTTCTGGTACTTGTTGGCATCCTTCCAATTGTCGTCTTCGGTGAGGTCATAATAGGTGTCCTCGTCGCACTTGGCATGGAAGTAGCCATCCGGGAAGGGCTGCGCACCCTTGCGCTTCAGGTTGCGCACAGCAAGCTTAATCATCGCATAGGAGATTTTGTTGCTGCGAGTGATAGCGCTACGGGCAGAAACGCCGCTGGGATACATGACGTTCAGACCGGCACAGATGGCGTTGCGGCCAACGGTGTCAATCGTGAGCTGGGCCTGCCGGTTCAGCCGGTCAGACATCGCCTGAGTCTTGCTGTCAACGTGCCACAGATCGATTTCATCGGTGTAGCCCATCCAGCCGCCGTAGTTCTTGGTGATCACGGAGAAGGCCGTCTCTTCGAGGTTCTGGCCGTCCGGGGTCACGCCTTCGTACAGGGGCTTGTCAGCGGCAGGAAGTTCGCTGTAGCGGAAGAACGTGACGTACTTGCCGTTGTGTTTGGGCTGCTCAATCATGTCGGCATCGTTCAGATAGCCGAGATTCAGCGGAACGTTTTCAAGGGCACGGCGCTGGAGATAAGATTCCAGCAAGGTCGGTGCAATACCAGAGGAATACGAATAGTTCATAAGACACACTCCTTTTAACTAAGTCGGATGCGTGCCCCCTCCTGTATCTTTTTTTCCAAACGGGCGAATTGTTCCTTAGACATTGATTCAATGGCGTTAGGGTTATGTCCGCTTGCTCCGTTGGGGGAGCGCATCGGGGAAGGCGGCTTCCTGCTGGGCTTCTGGTTTTTCAGATAGTCCGCTACATCATAGAAGTCCATCTCCCCATTGATTACTTTCTTCTTGATTTCCTGATTATTCTGGAACTCGCCGATAACGTCAGGGCCACCGGAACTCTTGATTCTGTTGGCCTGGTGTCTCAGCATTTCAATCCTTGCCGTAGTGGCAGGGTCTTCCTTGGGAGCAAACTGACCGTTCGCCTTCCGGGGCTGTTCTTCCCTTGGCTGCTCTTGCGCAGCAGGCTGTCCCTTGCGGAGACGGACAAGCTCACGGGCTGTTTCGATATCCGCAACCTTCCGGCTGCGTACCAGCTCCTGCGCTTCGTCCTCAATCATTTTCTCCCGGATTGGAGCCATCTGCTGGTCAAACATGGCCTGCATTTCGGCTTTTGTTTCAGCAACTGCTTTCTCGACGGCTTTAGCAATACGCTTCTTGAACCATCCGGCATCCGTGGCCTTTGGCGCTTCAGGTTCAGCTTCCGCTTCAGCAGGCTTCTCTTCGTCCGTGTAGGACGAAAGGTCTTCGGACTCGTCCTGTTCTTCCTCGACTACCTCTTCAGGAAGTGTGTCGTCCACTTCGGTGTCGAGCTGTTCATTTTCGACCATGGTCTCATTGGGTTCCATAGGGAATCTCCTTTCGCGCATCCGTGAAATCGCGGCTTGCGTGTAATATTTGCAAAAGCCCTGTGAAATCGCAGGGCTCTTGGCTCATTATGTGGGGAGCTGTTCTCCGGTCGGTACGCCCATCATGCTCCGGGCGTTATCTACAACGGCAGCAGGTGAATCGCTCACTTTGGTGGGCTGTCCTCTCATGGTACTTACATCCGCCAATGTATTCGATAGCTGGTTCGCTGTCTGTTTGAGAGAATTGTTCTCTTCAGACATCTGCTTCATCTGCTGGGCCATCTGCTGGACTTGCTGCTGGAGCTGCATCATCTGTTCCTGATACCTCTCGTTCGCCTGAATGACCGGGAGGATTCTGTCCTTCCCGTCGATATTCAGGACAGAGAAGAGCGCAGATAGAGGGAAGTTCTGTCCGGCCTGTGCAGACATGGTGTAGGCTTCCATCATCATTTGGTTTTGATTCGCTATCCTCTGTGGGTCTCTCGAGGAAATCTCAATCTGAACCGTGTAAGGCGGAGGGTTAATGGAGCCCTTCTTCTTTTTCTTGCCAAAGAGCTTCTCCATGTTCACGACCACAGGCTTTCTGCCGGTAATCATGATGGTTCTGTCGTCCTCGTAGAACTGAGACACAATCCATGTGATTTGCTCATCAATGTTCTTCGAGCCGTACTTCAACTGTTCTGTCCGCATGGAAGAAACCTTGCCGCCTGCCTGAATCAGGGAGTTGATAGCCTTGCCACTTACAATGCCGCCTGTAGTTTCGCCACGGGTGAACTGATTCGCTCCTGAGTCGGCCTTCAGGTCAGATTGCATCATGGTCATAAGCTGGGTGATTGTATTATTAAAGGGCTGGTTCTGCATCCAGACTACAGAGTCCGGCTGGATGGAGTCGCCCTCGATTATATCGTTCTCCATGTCGGCGAGAGCGTCACGGTCGATACCGGCAGACCTCTTCACGAGGAGCCGCCCATTCGAGCTCTTCCTTGCGTTCATGTCGCAGTAGGAAGCGTACCGGTTGATATATCGCATCATGGGAGCGAGTTCGCTCACAAGACCTTCACCGGCCATTGCCCCTTCGATACTGTCATGAACATCGATAACGAATGGATACATCCCATGATTGTAGACATCGGTCTGTTTTTCAAGCAAGGCACGACCGGCGGCATAGGCAACGTTAATCGTGTATCTACGGGTCTTGGCGTTGTACTCTCTCCACCAATACTCGATGAGAAGCGCCCTCTTCTCGTCGTCCTGATGCTCTGCGTCATCCTGTGCGTCACTCATACCGACATTGTTATGCGTGCCCTCTTCAGCACCAACAAACTTGCCTTCCTCAGGCCAATGCGCACGGAACCACGACAGAGGGTGCCACGATACCTTCATAACGGCTCTGCAATCCTCCAGACGCTCCGCAGCGGCATCCCACAGGAAGGCTTCGATAGGCCACCTTATAAGCGCTACATCGCCCTTCCCGTAGTTCATGTCAGGATCCCATGCGATTTGGGTGATGGCAGTGCCGGTGCAGTAGAAGTCCTCACACCGTTTATAGTGTATCTGCTCGTAATCGTTTGCACAGTATGTGATGTAATGCAGGATATCCTGCAAATCATCGGCAGCGGCCTGATTATCCGGAGTCTCGGGTAAGACCTTTGCTTCAGGCATACTCAGCATCTGGTCGGCTACCACGTTATTGATGGTGGATTTCAGAGTCTGAAGCTGGAGGGTTTTCTTTCCATTCTTCTTAATCGTTTTATTGTCGTCCTGTTCCGGGTCTTCCATGTGCAGGATTTGCCTACATTTCTTCGCTTTCTCATGGAAGGGACGGTTCATCTGCTCGAAGATGTCAACACGGTCATAAATGACCTCTAAAAGCTCTTGGTCTTCCTCGGATAGCTGCTGTTCCTCTAAGGAATATTCCTCAAGCTCTTTCTCAATCTCTTTGTTTGTCATCTAATCACCTCAATCGTCCAGAGGATTGTAAGGCTTCGGTGCCTTCCGTTCCTTCTTCTTTGCCGCCAATGGATGTTCCATCAGAAAATACCTCGTGGCGTCATAGTCGTGGTCTTCAGCGTCGGTGTCGATATCCTCGTGCTTCCGGTTGCCCGTCTTTTTCGTAGAGTACGGGAGGTTCGGAACTGTACGAATCCAATCGTCGCACGTGTTGAATATGTACATCTTGGGGTATCCATTATCGTCAAAACGGAGTCGCTCATGGACTTCCATCTTCCCGGAGAGTCTTGTGTTGTCAGCCGGGTCGAAAACGACCCCCTTTGGGTTTCCATAGAACCCGGGGGCCATCTTGTCAGCTATCGATTCTCCATGCGACCTGTCGAATATCGACGGGTCGGCAACACGGAGAATTTTGATGTTCTCCTTCGTCTCCTCCGCTTCTCGCTCGAGGATACCGTCCATTATCTGTCTGGGGGTCAATTCAATACCCGTATCGGCCTTCCTCGGCACGCATCCATACCACTCCTTGTAAAGATAGGCAACGCCTTTATAGTCCATCGCCCACCACTGACACGCAAACGGGTCTGAAAAGCCCCAATCGAACGAGAAGTACCTCGGCCAATCCCTCGGTATTTCGAAAGGCTCGATAACGTGTGTGTATTTCCTGTCCCTGTAATGAGCCGGGTCGTTGACAAACTCCTTGAATACCTGACCTTCGAAAGAATCCCAATCGCCGTTCAAGAGCGCCCTCCTCAATGCTTCTGGTTTCTGTTCCAATTCGAAGATATAGTCGTCTGTGATAAACGGGTTCTCCGTCGCCAAAGCAGGAATATACTGCGTCCGTATCTTCTTCGTCTTATGAAGCGCTTCAGACCATATCTCCTGCGTCTGGATACTCATATACGGCCCTGCGTCAACAAACATCTTCTTGACCCAGCTATGCCCGATATCGCCCGGGTTCGACGCCGACCTGACAATCGGTACAACCCCCAAGCTCTTCTTCGCCCTCAAACGTGTCTTGATAAAGTCATATATCTCCTGCTCAAACGAAGTCAGCTCGTCAAAGTACAGAAACTGAATCTCAATACCTCTGTATTTATTCTTGTCCGCTACGTTCTCGCAGTGACGGAATAGTATCTTAGACCCGTTCACTAACCTGAACTCGTAGTTCCCGGCTATGTACCTTCCACTCTCAGGCGGATATGACTCCAAGGCTTCCTTGATGTCTGTGTCCTTTAACTCCTGATACGTCCTCCGGAATACTACCGCTGTAGTCCCCGGGTAAGTCGAACACCTGAACCAAGCATCCATTATCAGCGCCTTGGTCTTTCCTCCGCCTGCTGCTCCGCCGAATAGTATCTCGTTCGCTGTGGAAGCGTGGAATATCGCTTGCTTCGGCGTAGGCTGGTAGTTAAGCGTTACAACAGCCATATAAACACCTCAAAAAGGGCCTGAGGAGGTGTGCAGGCCCTACTGAATCGGTATGCCGTCTTATCGGAGCATTCATACCGATAATCAGTCCTCAGGAGTCCCTAACTCAGGCATACCCTCTACCTTGATGACAACCGAGTTGTCCTCCATGCCCGTAATCAGTGACTTGCTCTGCGTAATCACGTCGTTCGCCGCTTTGTTCGCAAGCCAAGCATTCTTGTCCTCCATCTGCTTCGCTATCGTTAACAAAGCCTTCCCAACGTGGTGTACGCTCCACTCGTTGATGATAGACCGGTAAAAATCTTGGAATACCTCGTTCTTCCTCAGGTTCCTTAACCGACTCTTGCCGTTCCTTATCTTCCTCTCGTCGTCTCCGACGTTCCACAATTCTTGGCATATCTCTTCATCGGTAAACCCCCTGAACATCATATCCGCTGCGTTCATTTGCCAACCCTGTAACATCCCGGGTCGGCGAGATTTGTAGTTGCCCATGTTTTTTTCTCCTTTCTCCCACCGGGTATCAGGGTCGGTACGGGGAGGTATTTCTGTGTACGTCCGTGCGCGCGTGGAGCCGCTGGCACGATTCGGCCCCCCGGCTGCGTGCTGCGACCACCCCCAGGCACCCCCTCCGCTGGCCGTGCTGCTTGCCGTTGCTGCTGGCCCTTCCTATTACGTGTATGCGTGTATTCGTGTGCGCTGCTGGCGTGCGGCGTGCGGCGTGCGGCGTGCTGCTGGTGCGCTGCTGGCCCTTCCGTTCCTATATATTTCCGCTGACCAGCGTGTACATGATTCTACGGCTTGTGGTGTAAATTCCGAATTACACAACATATTGTAAACAACTATTCGTTAAACAGTTGTTTTGCGAATAGTTCGAATACTTACAGCGCTGCGTGTAAACCCCGGGGCGGAGCTGCGGACGTTTACGCTGAGCTCTGTAAATCCGCAGCAAACGTTATTCCGCTTTACGCAATCCCTTGTAAATCAACGTTTTTACAGTGTACGATGTAGCGGACTTTACAACACTGAATCCAGTGTGGTACAATGAAGGCCCCGGAAGGGGAAAACAAAATATTGAACGGAGGGCCAACAGAATGAGAAACGACAGCAAAAAGACCATCGCAGTGAGTATCGCAAGTATCGACCAATACCATGGCGGAAGCTGGGGAGACGATGAACATTATGCTTTCGAAGGGTTCAAAAGCAACAAGTATTTCACGTCCGACCGGTACATTGAGCTTGATGAGCATTTCCGCCGTCCTGACGGACTTCCGCTTGAAGGCTATGGGCTTGAGATTGAAACTGAATGTTGGGGAATCAAAAGCGCCAGAGTTTTGGCGGATGTCATGGAAAAAATCATTTTCGTGCTGTTTCCTGCTGACTTGTTCAAGATGCAGCGTGACGGCTCATTAGGTCACGACTATGGCGATTATGACGAAAGATGTATCGGCGTCGAATGTATCACTCAGGTCATGAAAAAGTCGTTTATCCGGAACAATCTCGCTTCTTTCAAAGCAATGTATGACGTCTATTTTAAGGCGTTTGACATCAGTTGTTCAAAGTCCGGTCATTGCGGAATGCACGTCAATGTGAGCAATGCCGTATTCGGTAACACGAAAGAAAAACAGATTGAAGCAATCCGCAAGCTTCATTACTTCATCAATAAAAACTTTCAGTTCGCTTGTAAATTGTTCAAGCGTGATTATTCCGAAACAGGTTACTGCGGACGAATGGAATACGGCGACGCCCGGACAATGGAAATTTCCGGCGGTGACCATTATCACTGTTTGAACTATTCGCACTTTGAATCCGGAAGAATTGAGATTCGTCTTGTTGGTGGTCAGAAAAATTATTGCCACTTCAGAAACACAATGGAATGCGTATTCTTCCTGTGTGAGCGTATGCGCACAATCAGTTGGGATGATTTGGATGATATGACAAAGGTTTTCAAGGGATGCAACAATTACGTTATGAAGCGCTTGTTGGATTGTGACCTTGATGCTGATACTCAGGCTCGGATATATGAGAATGTTAAAACAATCGACCTTGAGCTTGCCTAAAAACAATCACCCTCTACTGAGGGTGGTTTACAGCGCCCGGTGTAAATCGGACGTTGTAAACCGCCTTCAATGGCGAGTATTTACAAAGGAGAGTGTAAACCATGAACCCGTTGGATATGATTCTTCATTACGCGGAGGAACACTGCCCGGACATTAAGCCCGTCTACACCCTTTGGTTGGGAACGCTGACGATTGAAGTGATGGACACGCGCACGGGCGACACGTACACGCGCATATTTGCGCAAGCGGACGTGAACGTCCGGCGGTGGTTCGACGAATTACAAGCGGAGGTGTAAACCATGGCCATTATCAGGAGAATTTACACGCGAGTCTGTAAAC